TAGTCATTCTTCGGGTGCGACGATTTATCCAGTCTTTACTGCTAATGATGCTGACGAAGCGAACGAGGTAGTTAGCAAGCTGACAACTAAGGGTGACTTGCTGGTTACTACCGGTTCGGCTTTGAACCGTTTGGCTGTTGGTGGTAATGGTGCGATTTTGGCTGCTGATTCAACTGCGGCGAATGGTGTGTCATGGCTGGCTGCTGGTACTGCTGGTTATGTTCTTACGTCTGCTGGTGCAGGTAATGCACTAACATGGGCTGTGGCGGCTTCGCCTGTATCTTTTGATGATGACCAAAACATTATTGCTACATCGGTTTTTAGTTAAGGAGTATTCATGGCAACATTCACAAAATTAGCGTTACAACCAGCGGGTACTACTGGTACTGGTTTGGGTGTTAAGGTCGCTGCAACTGCTTCTTCGGGTACAGCGATTCATACTGCGTCGACTACGACTACAACGATTGATGAGATTTGGTTGTATGCGGTTAATACTTCTACGTCGTCTGTGAAGTTGACGATTCAGTGGGGTGAAACTACTGCTCCTGATGGGAACATTGAGGTGACTATTTTGCCTGAGGCTGGTTTGGTGACGGTTATTCCTGGTTTGTTGTTGCAGGGTAATGCGACTGCGCGTGTTGTTCGTGCGTTTGCTGGTACTGCGGATGTGATTGTTCTTCACGGGTTTGTTAACAGAATCGCGGCATAGTCCATGGGAAGTCGTGGCACTCTCGGATATGTAAGCGGTAACGCTGTCCAGTCATTCAACTTGGGTGGCTATGGTGCTGCATCAGGTGGAACAGCAGTCACCATTAGTGGGACTAACTATCAGTATGTTGCAATAACTTCATCAGGAACTTTCACACCTACTGTTGCAGGTTTGTTTGATGTGCTTCTTTTTGGTGGCGGTGCAGCAGGTATTCAATATGGTTCGGGTTCTGCAGGTGGTGGTGGTTCAGGTGGAGTGATTCAACAGACCATTTATCTAAACACAGGTGCGCAAACTGTCACTATTGGTGCAGGTGGTGCAACCTCAACGCTTTATAGTTTTGGTTCGTCTAGTTCTATTGGCGCAATACCAACTGCAATCACGGCTGGTGGTGGTGCAGGCTTTCAACTTGGATCAGGTTCGGCAACTAATCAAGGTGTTGGCGGTGGCAATGGTTCGCTGGTTACGGCAACCAATGAAACTGTCACGAACACTCAGGGATATAAAGGTGGCGGAGCAGCGGGTGCAACTACATCTGCAGGTGGTGGCGGTGGAACAACAGCAGTTGGACAAACAGCACCCACAACAACTACGGGTGGGGCTGGTGGTGCTGGTTTTGATGTGAGTGCTTTCATTGGTGGTTCATCTTTGTTCAAAGGTGGCGGTGGTGGCGGTGGTGCAAGCACAACTGGTGGTGCTGGTGGTTCAAGCGTTGGTGGTGCAGGTGGCGCAAGTGCTGTTGGTGCTGCAGCAGCAGCCAACACTGGTTCTGGTGGTGGCGGTGGTGGATCTAACAACTTTGCTGGTGGTAATGGTGGCTCAGGAATTGTTTACATAAGATGGAGGGTTTGATATGACGAGGCGTGATCTTGGTTATGTGAGTGGGTACACAACAGTTCAAGCGTTTGCGAACACTTATGGAACTGCGTCAGGTGGAACTGCTGTAACGATTAGCGGTGTGAACTATCAGTATGTTGCTTTCACATCAACAGGAACTTTGACTGTTACATCTTCAGGTTTGTTTGATGTGCTTGCTTTTGGTGGCGGTTCAGGTGGTGGAACTTACACAGGTAACTCAGGAAGTTCAGGTGGCGGTTCGGGCGGAATTCTGCTAGACACGATCTATCTGACAGCGAACACTGCTGTTGTTATTGGTGCTGGTGGCGCAGCAGGAACATACGGTCAATTGACAAGATACGGAACTGCCTCAACTATCGGCGCATTACCTTCTGGCCGTGTTGCTGCAGGATCATTCTCAACCTGCAACCTCAGCACAGGTGCATCTGAAGGTTTGCTTGGCGGTTTTGTGGGAAGCGTTGCAGGCTCATCATCAACAGGTGCAACTAATGTGCAAGGTTACGCAGGCGGTAACTCAACAGCAGCTACAAACGGTGGTGGTGGCGGTGGAACTGCTGCAGTTGGTGGCAACGGATCAAGCAGCACCGGCGGTAACGGTGGTGCAGGTTATGATGTTTCAACTTTTATAGGTGGTGCAGCCTTGTTTAAGGGGGCTGGCGGTGGTGGTTCTGGAAGCGTCACACAGGGGACAGGCGGTTCATCAGTTGGCGGTAATGCTTCAGCGACTAATGGTGTAGCCGCTGCTGCGAATACTGCATCTGGTGGTGGCGCAGGAAATACCACGTCGGGTGCTGGTGGTAGCGGAATCGTATATATTAGATGGAAGGTTTAACATGGCACATTTTGCAAAACTAAATAACGGAACAGTCGAACAAGTAATCGTTGTCGCTAACGCTGACTGTGGTGGTGGAGACTTCCCTGCATCCGAACCAGTAGGTCAAGCATTTCTTGCTTCACTTGGTTTGGCTGGCGAATGGAAACAAACATCGTATTCGGGTTCTTTCCGTGGTCGTTACGCTGGTATCGGTTACACGTTTGACCCTGAACTAGACGAGTTCGTAGCACCTGTAATCCCTGAATAGTGTGGGTCGCAACACCCGCTGGCTAATAATAATTCCAGCAGTCTGTTTCGCGCTCTTTGCGAAACCTGCTAAAGCCGACACACTTGGCGAATGGACAGCATCACAATCCTGTGCCACAGCTTCCATCGAAGTAATTGACAACACCATTATTTTGCATGGCCCTGATGGTGGTTGCCCTGGTGCTAACTGGATAAAAATTGAAACCACAATCCCCGCAGATGTGGACACAGTTGATTTCACTTGGGCATATCAAACCAATGATGGTTGGGTGTATGACCCGCCACAGTACGCAGTCAACGGTGCATACACCTTGCTTACACAACAGAATAATGCGACTGGTTCGCTGTCTGTACCCGTCAATGAGGGTGATGTGTTCACGTTCCGGCAGTACTCAATAGATTCCTGCTGCCAACCAGGTCATCTCACAATCAGTAACCTGTCGTTATGGGCATCTATAACCTCATCCACGACTTCGACGACGACCTCTACTACTACTGTCCCGTCAACGACTGTCCCTGCCACAGTCCCGACTACCGACTACGACAACAGTTCCTCAGACAACAACTTCTGTGGAGAACTCAACTAGCACTACTTCTTCCGTACCCCAAACAACAACAACAGAATCAACGACGACCACGACACAACCGCCAGCAGTTCCAACACCTGTTACACAGCCTCAAATATCCGAGCCAGAACCCGTTGAGCCTTCCGTTCCTGAAGAGCCTGAACAAACCGAGACAGGCACCACAAGCACGACAGTAGAGGAAGCCACGCAAGAAGAGACGCTTCCCGAAGAAACAACAACGACAACTGAACCAAGTCCTGAGCCATCCCCTGACACTACAGAAGAACCAGTCGTGGACACAACCCTGCCAGAAGAGCCTGAGACACCCCTAGAAGCCCCTCTAAGCGACGAAGAAGTGGATTCGCTAATAGCAGAGGCAGAAACCACAGAAGCCCTTGTGGAAGCCCTAGCCGAACTCAGCCCAGAACAGGTTGAGCAGGTCTTGGAAACCCTGCTTGCCGAGGAACCAACCGAAGAACAGGCAACCGCTCTCGCGTCCAGTCCCGAAGTCCTAGCCGTCATCAGCACCGAACAAGCACAACAAATCTTTGAAGTCCTAGACGTGGGCGCACTCTCTGACGCACAAACCGAAGAACTAATCGCAGCAATCGAATCCGCACCCACCGAAATCCGTGAAGAATTCGAGGACACCATTGACATCTTCGGTGAAGGCTTGGATGACTACACCCCTACCGGCTCAACCATTCCAGTCGGAGAACGACGCACCCTCATCGCAGTCACCGCAGGGATAACCCTCGCAGCAACAGGTACTAGAATTAGACGCTAATGAGAAAACTTTTGGATTACCTAGCAGATAACGCATGGACATGGGCAGGTACAGGCATGGTCTTGATTACCCTCTCAGGCCCAACACTCCGACAGGCATCCCTTATTACCGGAATAGTCGTTTTGGTACACTCATCACTAACCCTCTCCAAGAAAGACTGAACATGGCAAAGCTTCAAAACATCATCTTCCGCATCTTCGCGCTATTCGGATCAAGCGCATTGGCCGCTGTTGCTGGTGGTGCAATCATTGGTGTTCAGTTGTGGAAGTCGGCAGCACTCGCTGGCATCATGGCTTGCGCCCAGGTGGTTGAGAAGTTGTTGCGTTTCAGCGTTGACGGTTCACTCACCAAAGAAGAAATCGAACTCGCATTTACTGGTGCGGTGAAGGCGAAGCCTGAAG